TTCTATTTCCTTGAGTTGCAGTCCACCCTACTATATCCATTTCGTGACACATCGCTTCAAAAGCTCTCATCACTGAACCTTCAGACTTCCATTCGTCACCTAAGTTTTTATCAGGAACAACACAATCAATGTAATCTAATAAAACCATATCTATTTTAACACCATCAGCAACCATTTTTCTGATTTGATTTTTAATTTGTAACATGGTTACAGTATCTGATGGTAATTTTTTAAGAATTAATCTGTTAGTCATGGTTTCTTTAATTTCTTTAACCTTTGACATAACCTCATCTTTCTTAACCGATAATTCATCGGGGTGGATTTTAGTCCAGAGTGTAAAATGTTTTCTTTGTATAATTTTTGGGTTATCCTCAAAAAATATCTGTAAAACATTGTACCCCAAATTAAATGCGTGGTTTGAGATTTTTGTAAGTAATGTTGATTTACCAACTCCTGTTGGTGCTAAAACTACACCTATTTCTCCTTTAGCTAAACCTCCTTTAAGTAGTCTATCAATTCCTGGTATTCCCATTGGGATTGGGTGTCTATAATCTTCATTTAAAACGTCATCTAAATTAGAAAAGATATCTGACATACCATCTTCTCTTTCACCTACCTGTAAAGCTTCTCTAACTAAAGTTTCTAACTTATCGTAGTTTTCAAATTCACCTCCATCAATTACTTTTTGTGCTCTTGAGATTGCTTTTTGTAATTCTTGTTGTTTACAGAATTTTAAAGCCTTTTCCTGTACAAAATCACCTCCTTCAAGTGGAGCGTCTTTAATTTTAGTTAGAGTGTCTAAAATAACCTTAGACGCCATCTCTTGTTGAAATTCAGATTTTGTAATTTGTTCTAAGGTGTCAAACGTAGAGACGTACTCATATTTTAAATAAAACTCCTTAATCATTTGGATAATTAATTTAAAATATTTGTTTTCAAAATAGTTTGTTTCAATTACATCAATTATTGACCTTGCAAACTCTTTATCAACAATGATTTGGTTTAATAATTGAATCTGAAATGTACTTCCTAAGTAATCAAAATTTTTGTTCGACGCCATATTTTTTCTCTTTTGTTTTAGATAAATATTACCCCTTTAGACTAATTCCAATATAGTCATAAGTTAATTTTTTAGATGAAAAAATGTCAGTTAAAGCCAAAAGTACACTTTTTATGTGCGGACGTATATCTACGGTGTATCTTATTTTTGGTGGGAACACTTTAGCATCAAATTGTCTGTGACAAATTGTCGTGTCGCCCGACTTAATAAAAATGTTAAAATTTTCAGGACCTTCAGTATTTGATGTTTCAAGTACGTTTGGGTTGTTCATAATTTCATATGTATTATCCAACATATATGTGATAGTTTTCATCTTTAATTCTCTCTCCAATCCGTCTTTAAAATCGGAAAGATATTCGTAAAGATTTAACGAATTTTTAGCAAGGGGATTAAAGTCCCTAACATTAAAAAATCTTTGGACAATGATGTTATCGTTTACCATCATCAAAAATTCTAACTTTGTTGTTTCTTGGTCTTTCATATTCACTTTATTTATTTGTTTTAAATTTTTTCTTTTCTTTTCTTGTTAATTTTAAAAATGGGGTTAGGAAGTTTACCCAATTATTATCTCCTTTTGGTAGGAACTTAAAGAATCCATCCTCCATCATCATTCGTATAACATTCCTATGACCTCTACCATTAGGGTCTAATGTTTCTGAGTAATATAATTCAACGATTTCTTTACCTTCATCGGTAATAAGTGGGGTTGATAAGTCGACAATTTTCTCATTAATTTCAAAAAATTCGTTACCGTAAATTCCTGTTTTTGTTTTACCTGTTAAAAGATTCTTAAGTACCGTGTTATCTTTATCTTCTTTTAATAACTCTTCGGCCTTTGTTAAAATATCGGTAACTGATAGTGTTTTGTCAAGTAGCTCAGGGAATAACTTGATTAAAGTTTTCTCACCCAAATAATAAATCCCATCAATATTATCTGATTTGTCACCCATTAATATTTTACATGTTTTTACGTTTGAGTGGGGAACTTCGATATCATGTAATTTTATGTTATCACCTTGTTTATACGTCTGTTTTGTATTAGGTGAATACAATGATACATTTTCACAAATTAATTGTGTTAAATCTCTATCAGCCGAAAAAATTGTAATATTCTCATTAAGAGCGATTTTACAGTAATACGCAATTAAATCATCCGCCTCGTTATTTTCAATGTTGACTTGTCTAATGAATAGTTCTTCAAGGTACTGTTTTACCCTATCTTTTTGGTAATTAAAAGATGTTACCTTATGTTCATTAGATTCTTGATTTCTATTTTCTTTATACCTTGGATATAAGAGTTTTCTATGGACGGAGTTATCGTCTCCGTCCCAAAAAACAACTACTTTGTCGTAGTTAAACTCTTCAATAAATTTGCGTAATGTATTTAAGAAATGCCAAATTCCTCCAATATGTTTACCTTCATGATAATAGTCTTTAACACCGTGAAATCCTATTTTGATAAGGTTATTACCATCGACCAATAAAGTCTTAGTCATTAATTTTAAATTAAATTGTTACTCAACTTCTTCTTTTTCTGTTTTCAAATCAAAATCTCCTTCGACTCCGATAATTTCTTTCCAATAATCAGCATATTCTTTTTTATACTGTTCAATAGAACTTTTTTCTTCTGTAGAATCTTTACCAGGTAAAAATCCATGAGGTGTTACTATAATTTTACCGTCCTCAAATCCAAGTCCGTTGATGTGGTTTTTCAATACAGACACTTTAGTTCTCGATGCAAATTTAACAGTTCTTTTATCTTTAGTTGCGGTAATTTTTGTCGTTCCCGCACCTTTTTGATTACCGAATAAAAATACCAAAGAAGAGTTTAACCAAATCGCTTCACCACCTTTAGCTTTAATTTTTGGTTGTCCAAAAGGATTATCGGGTAATTTTACCCAAGGTTGGTTAACGATAATCAAAGTGTTTTCATATTTAGAATCCGCCTTACGAGAACCTGAAATACGTTGGTTAATTCCCATTCCAATTTTATCCGCCAAAGTACTCGCATTATGTTGTTTACCACCTTTACCTTCATAAGTCATTTTACATGGTACTGAACCTACAGAGTCCCACATAATACAAAGTGAGTAATCTAACTCCCCTTTTTCTTGTGCGTCTAATAAACTATTTATGTAATCAGTAATTTGCTCGATATAGTCAAAGTTATTATTGAATAGGAAAAATCCGTCCCAAGTTAATTCACCTGTTTCTTCATCAACAACTTCTTCACATTCAAACCCCATTAATTTTGAATGCTCAAAAGACCATTTCTGTTCTGTAATAATGAATACAGGTAAGATTCCTTTCTTTTGAGCATCTACGGCAGTTTTAATAAGAGCAGTAGTTTTACCTGTGTCAGAGTGTCCTAAGAACATGTTCAAATGACCTATCGCAGGTCCTGGTAATCCAACGGCATCTAAAAAATCAGGTCCTAAATCAAAAAACCTCTGTGGTTTATATTTTGCATCAGACGAAAACTTTTTCTTTATAGAGCTAAAGTCATTTTTCTTAATTGCCATAATTAATTGTATTTATAAAATTCTTTAATTGTTTCTAATTTATCTTTAGCGTTTGCAATTTTCTCAACTAATTTATCCATTTCCTCAATATGTTGTGGGTGTTCTCCAATCCCTACTGAATTTGTGAAATAGATAAGTAATGAAGTTTCGAAATCCGCCACTTCGGCTTCATATTTTTTACATAAAGCCTCATACATTTTTTGTGTGATTTTGTTTTCTTTTTCCATAATAATTTTTACTTTAAAAATAAGAAAGCATGGACGTAATGTCCATGCTTTTATATTTTATTTTAATTAAAATGGTAACTCTTCATCCACTTCATCATCTGCTTGTGGGTCTTCATACTTAGGAGTTTCTGAACTACCCCCAATACTCATTTCCGCTTCTGATGAATCCCCGTAAACATATCCACCTTTTTCACTATCCCATTTAGGAGTTTCACCACGAGCAATAGCTTCAAGATATTCTACAGGTTTTTTAGAATAAACATCTTCCCAAGTTAATTCATCATTAATC